TAGAGCCTTACTTTGATCTATGTAGGGATTCGTACGATAACAGAAGAAACTACTGGCCCGGGAAGAGTCGTGACCATCGTAAGCATGGTGCAGATGCTTTCCCTTGGGAGGGAGCATCTGATATGGAGGCTCATGTCATAGACGAACGGATCTCAAGATTGGTTTCAATGCTCATGTCAGGGCTAAATCGTGCAAATGTACGAGCATTTCCTGTAGAAGTAGGTGATATTGCTAGATCTAAAGTTGTAGGTAATTTCCTTAAATGGATGACTACATCTGGGTATATCAATAGATTTCATGAGGAAATGGAGCTAGGAGTAAACTATTTGTTAGAGAGAGGGCTATTGATTACTCATGTTGGGTGGCAAAGAGAAGATCGTAAGTTTTTACAAGAACTAGATCTAGGACAAATCGCCCAAGTAGCACCAGAGGTAGCACAAGCAATTCAAGTAGGACAGAACGATGAAAGAATCGTAGCAGTTTTACAATCAGCTTTTCCTGGTGTGTCAGAAGAGCGAGGACTGAAAGCATTAGAAGATCTTAGAAAAACTGGTAAAGCAAAACTACCAATTGTTAAGCGGCAAGTAAATGCACCAGAGATCAAGACTCTTGCTCCTGACTTTGACTTTTTCTTACCAGCATATGTTACTGACCCACAGAAAGCACCTTATTGCTTTTGGCGCAGTTTTTATACTCCACAAGAGTTAGAACTAAAGGTAACAACAGATGGCTGGGATGCAGACTTCGTTGCAGAGATGATAGAAAACTATCGTGGTGTAGATATCGCAGATATTGAAAAGCAACAAGAAGGTCGCAGAACTAATTTGATCCAAGATTATGGATACGAAGCTGAAGAGCTAATTGAGCTTATCTATGGATACCAGCGGTTGATCGACCCAGAGGATGGTTCAGAAGGGATCTACTATACCGTGTTCCATAGACAGTTCAGTGGAAATGATGAGGTACAAGGATATGCAATCCATGAATTACTCAATGGATATGAAGATTATCCTATTGTGGTAACTAAATTATCTGAGGATTCAAAGAGGTTGTATGACACAACCACTACCCCAGATCTACTTCGTGGTATACAAAATCAAGTAAAGATTGAAAGAGATTCAAGGGTTGACAGAAATAGTTTGGCAACACTGCCTCCTATTATGCACCCAGTGGGACAAGCACCAACTGACTATGGTCCTGGTCGCTATATCCCATACAGACGAAGAGGTGATGTTGAGTTTGGTCCTACCCCACCTGCACCTACAGGATCAGTAGAGATTGAAACAACATTGCAAGAACAAGCTGACAGACTTATGGGATTAGATGACCATCCTGTAAGTGCGCTCAAGCTACAGTTCTTGACTAATAAATTCTTGAGACATTGTGCTAATACAATCGCACTAGCATATAAATGTTTTCAAAGATTTGGTCCAGATGAAATATTCTTCAGAGTAACTGGATCGCCTGACCCTGAGTTATTTGGTAAAGGCAGTTCTGACGAAAACTATGATATTACACTATCATATGATGTACTCAACACTGATCCAGAAACACAAGAAAAGAAACTAGCGCAATTGGCAAATCTTGTGGCAATGGATAGAAATGGAAGAATCAACATTGATAGTTTACTTACAGTAGTAGCTAATGCAGTAGATCCTTCCTTAGCTGATCAGATATTACAACCAGTTGAAGCATCTATGCAACAAGTTGTGAAACAAGTAACGGATGATCTATCAAAGATATTTGCTGGCATTGAAATGCCTGCAAGACCAAATGGCGCACAAATAGCAATGCAAGTTCTACAACAATATGTAGGACAACCCGATGTACAACAAAGATTACAGACTGACGAAATGTTTAGAGAAAGGCTTGAGAAGTATCAAGCACAGTATACCTTCCAAATGCAACAACAACAAAATGCACAAATAGGCAGAATAGGAACAGAGCCTGCTCAAATGGGTGGTATACAGACTCAAACAATGTAATGTCAAAAAATATAAATCTTCCAAAGGCTAGGGTATTTATCCGCAAAGATGCATGGGGCGGCAAGAAAGATGAGTTCCAAGAGGCTTGGCTTGTATCAGTGCGATCACTAAGAGGTAGACCATTGTGCTTTCAAGTATGGGTTGATGAGTATTCTGCTTGTTATGACAAAGTAAGACCCGATCACTTGTATTGGAAAATGCCCTACAAACATCATGAGGCATATCCATTAACTGAGATACAAATGTGGGAATGCTTCACAAATGATATTGAGTTATTTCACAAAGCACAACTAGCTGATGTACCCATGTTAGTAAACATGGGAGAAGGACAAGTGGTTGAGGGCAACTATTGGTTTACTATAGATTCAATACCCGACAAACAAGGCTTAGGATATTTAGATGTAGGAGACACAGATGTTTTAGACGAACACAAAGAATTAAATGTGATTCGTCTCAAGAATGGACAGATAGCTATTTACCCAAACAATAGATTGAAGTGGATACCAGAATCATTATCTACAAAAGAATCAATTAAGAAAATACCCGATTGGGAGGTTGCTGAAAGTCTTAAATGGAATCAAGATTGGCTTGAGCAACCCTTTGAATTATTTGGAGACTCAAAATATACATACTAATTATGAACTTAGACGAATCATTAAAAGCATTATCAAACCATGAATCCTTTGCATCATTTATATTTATGATCAGAGATCTCAGAGAAGAATGTATTGAAGAACTGCACAATGCAGAATTTGAAAAAATTCAGCAGTTGAGCGGTCGTATAATAACATATGATCAGATACTTAAGATAGCTGATCTCAAATTGTTAGAAAAACGATTTGGATAGTATGTTATAATGAATTTATCGCAATCGCTTAGGCGCAAAGAAAGTGGAAACTATGACAGATGAAATCAATGGTGAGATCGCTGAAACACCTAAAAACACAGTGGACAACATATCACCGGCTGATTTTGCCATCAGACGGTTAGGACAACCAACAGAAGAAACTCAGCCTGTACAGGAAGAGCAGATTCAAGAGGAAGTCCCAGAGCAAGTCGAGGAAGCTGAAACAGAAGTACCAGTCGCTGAAGAGGAAACTGAGCAACCTGTTGCAGAAGAATCACAAGATGTTCTTTCACAGTATAACTTGGACGAAATGTCCGAAGATGATCTTAAGGATCTAGGGGAGAAACTTGGTAGCCGAGCAGTAGCTAGGTTTGGTGAATTAACTGCCAAACGAAAAGCCGCTGAAGAAAAACTAGCTTCACTCCAAGCACAGATGAAAGGTGATGCATTACAACCAAAACAAAAGGTTGAAAACAATCCATTCAAAGAGATCACTGAACTTAAAGACTTACAAGCTAAGTCAGAGGAAGTGAATAAAATCATTGAGTGGGGTGAAGATGTATTATTTGAGTCAGATGCTTATGGAGCAGAAGATGTGGTTACTGAGGTTGAGGGTAAAGAGCTAACTAAAGCAGAAGTAAGAAAACACTTACTTCAGGCTCGGAAAGCTAGAGATACCTATTTACCTGATCAACTTAATACACTTCAGACTATAGAGCAAGGTAAAGTCATGAGGGAAACCTTTAATGCGAAAGCAAAAGAAGAGTTACCTTGGATGACTGGAGAAGACAACGACACTCGCAAACAATATGAGGCAATGATCAAAGATGAGAGATTTGCACAATTGGAAAGCCAGGTTGAACCTGATGTCGCTGCTCAACTGCCATATCTTATCGCTCATGCAGCGAACAGTATCTATGGACGAAGACTTATTAAAGATAATAATGTAAGTATTAATCCACCTCGGACAGGAGCTTCATCTGCTCCCAAGACAAGTCGTACTACGAAGACAACTAAAGCTCTGAGTGCTTTGAATAATCAATTCAGAAGCACTGGAACAAAAGATGATTTCATAAGACTTCGTACACTTCAATTAACAAAATAATTATTAATCATGGCATTATCAGATACATTCAGTCCGGGCTTAACACCCGTTACAGGACAGGGGTCTAGTATCTCTAACCGTGAGGATTTGACAGATACTTTAACAATCCTTGCGCCAGAGGAGACACCAGTTCTTTCATCTGCTTCCAAACAAAAAGCGAATGCTACATTCGTTGAGTGGACAGTAGATTCATTGGCATCACCTTCTACAGATGGAATCACAGAAGGTGCTGATGTTTCATCATTCACAGACAAGTTCGCAAGCCGCGCTCGTCTTGGTAACTATGTACAGAAGTTCCGTCGTGACTTCATGGTTTCTGACTTACAAGAAGCTGTGGATTCTGTTGGACCTGCTAAAGTTGCACAAGCTGAAGCAAAAGCTATTCGTGAGCTTAAGAGAGATGTTGAAGCTACATTGTTATCAAACAATGATCGTCAAGCAGAAACAGGAGCATTACCATACAAACTTCGTGGTTTGAAACAATGGTTAGCTTCTGACAATTCAGATGTACCAGCTGAGTACGAAACACCAAGTACTTCTCGCTCTACATCAGGTGCTGCGATCACAGAGACTGATTTCAATGCAATCATTCAATCAATCTATCGTGAGAATGGTGAAGCAAATAATCTTACACTTATCGCTGACACAAAACTTCGTCAGCAATTAGCAGATTATGCTCGCTTCGTAGGACAAGCAAACAACCTTGGTACACCAGCAAATGCTGATGGCATCCGTCGTGTTAGCACAGACATGGGTTCAACAACAATCAAACTATCTATCGAGATCTATCAATCAGACTTCGGTACAGTTTCTATTGTAAACATGAATCCTGACACTGCTCCTGACACTTCTGCTCAAGACCACGGTTACTTAATTAACCCAGATTACTATGGTATTCACGAGCTTATCCCTATGGGATCATCTCGCTTACCTAACATGGGTGGTGGAGAAAGAGGTTTCGTTGATTGTGCATTAACACTAGGTGTTTATGCTCCACAAGCACACGGTATTATCACTTAATTATAGGAGGAAAATATTATGTCATTTAGAGGAACAACAAAACTATCTCTTAACGAAGCTGCTCTTAGTGGTTTCACACACCAAGTAACTATTACTTCCGAGGACTTACAAGGTAACGACTTCGCAGGTACTGCTTTCGCAGCAGACACTGCTGGAGCTATCTTCAAGTTCCCTCGTGTTGGAGCAATTGAATCAATTGCTACTTATCTTGAAACACCATTTGATGGCGGTTCTGACAACAATCTTCTCTTAGATGTTGGTCTTAATGCAACTGCGGCATCAGGTGATAATGAGCTTATTGATGATCAACAACTTCATGTTGATGCAACTGAAGTAATTACAGAGATCAACTCTGGTGATGGTTTCACTGTTGGTAGTGATGCTAACACTGGTAATAATGTGGCAGTTGCTGCTGACGATTTCTTGACTGCTAAGTTCACAACAAGTGGTTCAGATGCATTATCAGTTCTTACAACTGGTAAGTTACATATCTTCTTCAAATACATTGACCCATTCGTCATTGTAAATGATGCGAGCTAATTAACACTTTGGGTGGTAGGCATCTACCTACCACCCTTTTTTTTAACTATGAATATAATACACTTTAAAGAAAAAAAATATGATGAAGGAGAGCATTGCCAAGCTATGGCAGATGTTATCAATAATGCTATCCTGGAAGAAAAGCTAAATGAAAAAACACGGACTGACATAGCTAGGAAAGAAGCTAAGGACCATGTTGGTAAGACACACCCTACATTAGGTAAGTGTGTAGCTACAATACCAGCTCGTGACTATTTCAGATTAGTCAAAAAGTATGGACACGAAACTGTTATGTCCAAAGAATTTTTACAGTACTTCAATAAGAAGCACAAAGACCTATCGCCTAATAAAGCATAATGCTACTCAGAAGAAACAAAGACTTGTATGATACTATAACTGCCTTAGCTGGTGTTGGTGACTTTACTACACAAGAAAAAGCTGACTTAGTTTCTTTAACGAATCGTAGGCTTTCTATGGCTTATAATAAAAGCCCAATATGGGATAGATATATAGTTGTAGGAGAAGAAAGAGAGATTGCTACCATAAAGGTAGAGGGTTCTGAAAATGGAACATATGATGGGTATTACATAAAAAATGGAAAAACATCCAACACTGCTCAATCAACTTTTGCTGATGCTGATGTGTTTGTGAAGTCAGATAACAAGGGTTTTGTTTTTTATAAAACAAGTAGTGATATTTGGGAACTAGGTGTAGAAGACACTGGATTTACACATACACCAATAACTGATATTACTACCATGAGTAATAGTTCTCCATCAGCTATATATAGACAAGACACTACAGATGAGGGAGATCACGACAAACCATCTGGGGTGCAGTTCTGGGTAGGCACCGGGCGAGTAAATACTGACAAGCAAAATCTAATTGTATCAGATGTAACTACAGTGCTTTATGATAGTTTGAATTTTCCTATTTTTAACTCAGCGCTTACAATAGGAAATGAAAACACAATTAATGATTTTCACCGAATTCACCAAGATGAGCCTTTCTTAAAAAGAACTGCAACTGAGTTTGATTTCTATGTAGATACAGAAGGCGCACATATTTCAAACCTTGTTTCTGATACAAACAAAGTATATGTAACTTATAAAAAACACATAGCTAATACAACCACTGGGCAGATAATCACCACACTTGATGCAGATGCTACAGATAGTTTTGTAACAGAAATACCATCAGAGTTTTTTAATTATACAGCTCATGGTGTATTTGCAGATTTTCTCAGAATGGATGGGCAGACTGAAAAGGCTGCTTTCGAGGAAGAGAAAGCAGAACTCTTTCTAGCAACTGAGCTTGAAAGGGTTGATATAATAAATAATAACAATTCGTTAAATCGCAAGATTTCAACATATATCAACAGAACACTTAGATAATTATGCCTAATTCATTCGTAACTAATTTGTATCCCAAGCCAACTCCTAGTGCTACGGATCAAACACTAGCTCTCAATTCTGCAAGCACTGCACAATTTACCGCATTTGAAGCTGGTACAAAATACATTGTACTAGATGTACAAGATGCAGATGCTAGAGTAACATTTGATACAAGTGCTGCTTCTACATCCAATGGACACATCTTGTATGCTGGTAGATCCTACACTTTTAGCGCAAGAGCTGCTGAAGTAGCCGTTTTTGCTCGGAAGGGAGCAAGCGGTACTTCAACTATTCATGCTTCAGAATTTACTGACTAATGTCATCAGAACATCTAGCTTCAGCCAAGAGTACCCTCAAAGGTAATCTTGGCGGTAATTGGAATATATTAGATGGTGCTAGTGGACAGTACCAAGATCTTGGTATAGCTAGACGATTTGGTGGAGCGGCAGCTGCTTACTCATTGCGAGACATTGGTGCGATGAATGGACCAGTTGTAAATGTTCGCAGAGAACCACATGATGATGATAACCCTGGAGTAACTGATGAAACAGATTTTTCAGCTAGTCAAGTTGCTAGTGGTGCATTAGAAGATTGGGTGAATGGTAAACAAGAGACTACACTGCCAGCAGATGTAGCAACAGCCGCAGCTGCTTTTAGTCTTCGTAAAGTAAGGGATAGTTATGCTGGCAATGCAGTTCGCATTCGTAGAAGCTCAGATAATATTGAAGTCAATGTAGGATTTGATTCCG